TTAGTGTCTACGTTTATACTTTCACTTTTTTCGTGAATGGAATCCTAAGTGAACTCTAGCACGTCCGATCAGATAAAACAATCAAAAAAACACAAAGTATAGTGAATTCGTGTATGCTTTCGTTTATACTCTTATTTCATTGCAGGGGGAGTACAAGACAATTATAGCAGGTTTTGATGGTCGCGGTGAGAATAGTGGACAGTTTGATTAGTGGCACAAGGTATTGGCACTGGCATCTAGATGGTGTATTCTATAAAGGTCAAACACAGACAACCACCATGATTGTTAGCACTTTCGAGCAAGGATTGATCGCTTCAGGTTATACTTTCCAACCTGAATGTGGTGCTTATGTGAAGGAGGATGTAGAAGGTTATCTGCATTCTTATCTGCAAGATCCTGAGTCTGTTGGTGATACTAATACCTGGAACTATGAGAAGTATTATTATAACAAAGAGAATGGTTATGATGAGATTGTTCATTCCACGCGCTTCACTTTGAATTGATTCTCTATACTTAAGGACTTCGTGAATACAAAACCTCACGAAGTCCTTATTTTATTCTTTATACTTAGTTAAATGTAAAGTATAAAACAGTGAATTGATCGTTATTCTTTATAGTCTTATTTCTTCGCAGGGTGCCTCTGGGTTAATTATAGCAGGTTTTGTGACCCTGTAGAGTTTAGTGTGCCACTTTAACAACTGGCACAAGGTCACTGGATTCCTGGTGATTCTCGTGTATTCTATAAAGGTAGTCAATCAATCGACTCATGAAAGTTTATCTCTGTGCTGATGCTTCTGGACGTTACGTTCACATCCGCCGTGCAACGATTGATGCAATCGAAGATGCAGGACTTGAGGTGGTTGAAGATCAATCGAGCGACTATCAAGATTGCACGATTGAAGAACTTAAAGAGGACACAATTCTTCTCAGTGAACTAAAGGATAGTGATGCAATTCTCTTTGAGTGAATAAAGAACTTGCAGAGAGTTTCGTGAATAGAAACTCTCTGTTTTATTCTTCATAGTTTGTTAAGTATAAGATTATACTTAGTTAAATGTAAAGTATAATCGTGAATTCGTTAATTGATTCTTTATACCACTATTTCGTCGCAGGGTGCTTCTGTGTTAATTATAGCAGGTTTTGGTGCTCTGTGGAGTTTAGTGTGCCACTTTAACAACTGGCACAAGGTACTTGCGTTTCGCCAGAATCTGTGCGATTCTATAAGGGTCAAAGGAGTTCACCCATGACCCGCATCATTGAAACCCAGATGAACAATGCAATCCTGAACTCTAAGGATTGGAAGAAAGATAACACACAAGTTATCAACATTGATGATGTATCTTTCGTCTATTTGTATGACAATCTGATTGCAATGATTGGTGATACTTGGTTGGAATTGTTCGATGGTGATCATCAAACTGTCACAACCAAATCGAGACTCAATGCTATTCTTTCCGCTCATGGAAATGGAGAGCGTGTGTATCAAAAGAAAGGTGAATGGTTTGTATCAACTAAGGATGCCGAAGTTCCGTTTGGTAATGGTATCAAACTAGACTGAGTTAGTATAAAGAACTCATGAGGCACCTGGATATACTCTAGGTGCCTTATTTTTCGTCAATTCTTTATACTGTTATTTCAGCGCAGGGTGAGCGTCTCTCTATTCTACAGGTTCTGGATCTTATGTCAAGAGGTTTTCCCAGAAAGTTACATAAGGATTCCTGATCGTTCAAGGGTTGACAGGATCCGTGATCCATGCGATTCTATAGGAGTCGAAAGGGTTTCAACCAATGGCACTCACCGCTGATCAGTTTGCAGGTTGCACAATCAAAGACCTGTATGATTCCATGCTTTATAGTGCAACTAAAATGGATCACTTTCTGGACCTTATGAACAATTGTGCCAGCATCTATTCTGGGCAGTATATTGATGCTAAGGTGACAATGTTGGAATGGCAGCGTTGTTATGATGCCGCACGTTCCGCCCTTGAGTCTACTTATGGCAAGACAATGCGTCGGCAAATTGTTAGCATGATTGACAAGGATCTTGCACTTGCTGAACAACGTCGCAAGATTTTTGGTTGATTCAGTATAGTCTACCGTTCACTCATTCTTTAACATCATGGTCCGCACTTTCTCTCCAGTTGTTGACATTCAGACTCGCCAACTTCTGTGGGCAGGTTATGTCAATGGGTCTTATGTTGACACCTACACTTCAGTCGAAATCGCCGCACATTTCAGGAAAACTTATGCTTCAGACGTGAAATAAAGTCTGCAAAGTATCAACAACTCTCAGGCACTTAAGTATAACTTAGGTGCCTTTCTTTGTGCCCTTAAATGATACCACTATTTCCGCGCAGGGCGTCCTTAATACAATTATAGCAGCTTTTAGAGTCTTGTGGAGTTTATTGTGCCAGTTTATCAAGTGGCACAAGGTATCGGCACAGTGCCCAAAATGCTGTATTCTATAAAGGTCAAAGCAATTCACGCCATGACCGCCACACTCTCACGCTACGAATTGTCCTGGGATTGTTATTCACAGTGGATGCCGAAAGATGATGAAATCGGTGGAATTTACAGTGATTATGTACATTTTCATGCTGTAGGTGATTATAAGTTTGAGGTTGCATTTCGCATCGGTCAGGGTCGCCAACTAGGTCTGCTATTTTGTGAGGTTAATGTTACCGAACCCGATTCTTATGTGACAAAGCGACACTATTGTTTCGGTCAGTTCTATACAAATAAGGGCGCTAAGTTGTTCGCTCAGTTTGCATTGAACCACTTTATTGACACTGAAACGTGGTCTGTCTGCCCGTCATTTGAACCAGTGGATTATATCGACGGCGACCCACATACACTGGAAGGTAATGAAATTGTGAGTGAACTTGTCTGATTAAAGTATAGTCTACTCTCAGGGCACTGATTAACACTTAGTGCCCTTTGAGTTCTTATACTTTAGAGGCGTGATTGAGCAGTGGATTCTTATAGTTTCCTTCGTGTATTTGCGTGATACGGCAGTTGTTTTGCGGCGGGCGCGGTTGTTTATATTTTGCGTAACCGCCGTATATAAAAACCCAAACTACCCTAACCTACAGAGGTGACAAATCGACCTCTAAATGTCTCTTTCATAAAAATTTTACCGGACCTCAGACCAATCTCAGAAGTGTCACAAAGGACCTCCATAAATCAAAAAGAAGACTTATAATAATCACATACAAAAATTTTCGGAGTAAAAAAATGGGCGTCAAGTGGATTCATAAAGGTGGATATTCTCGACCTGATAAAAGGACCCTTAAGAAAGGTGGCGGCAAGAAAAAATGAGGCGCACACAACCTTATTGGAACTTCTGGAAAGTTGTTTTTGCTGGATGGTTAATAAGATATCCAGGTAAGGTTTTCCGTATTATTGGAGTACCTCTAGGAATACTACTAGTGATGATATATAATGCGTTGACAAAATAAAAAGTCATTTAAAAAATTTCACAAAATTTTTGAGCATTATGAAGGAAAAGATATATCACATATACGCAAAAGATAAGTGCTTGTATCACAGTCTCTCAGAAGAAAAATTTTCTGAGACTTGGGAAATGTTGCACAGAATGGTTGATCTTCTTGAAGGAAATATTTCAAAACGAGACTTACAATATGAAGAAGTTCTTTTAAATAAGGAAATAATTTTAACTTCTTCCTATTGACAATTACTAAATAAACGGATAAAATTGAAAGTGATGGTTGATTAAACTCTATGGCAAAAGGATTTACAGTGAAAGCAGCAGCACCAAAACCACAAACAGATGATTGGGATATTGCTGCAATTAAAGAAAGAATGAAAGGAAAGTCAATTGTCTTCTGTTTACCTGGAAGAGGTTGTTCTTTTATCTTTCTCAAAGCATTTGTTCAGCTTTGCTTTGATCTTGTTCAAAATGGAATGAGTATTCAGATCTCTCAAGATTACTCATCAATGGTTAACTTTGCACGTTGTAAAGTATTGGGTGCAAATGTTCTTCGAGGACCCAAGCAAATTCCTTGGGATGGTAAACTACAATATGATTATCAACTTTGGATTGATTCGGATATTGTCTTCGACTCTAACAAATTCTGGCAACTCTGTGATATGGCTCTTCCTGCAGAAGGAGAAGAGCGTGAAATTGTCGCTGGTTGGTATGCCACTGAGGATGGACACACAACCTCTGTCGCACACTGGTTAGAAGAAGATGATTTCCGTAAGAATGGTGGAGTCATGAATCATGAAACCGTAGAATCAATCTCAAAGCGCAAAAAACCCTTCACAGTGGATTACACTGGATTTGGTTGGGTTCTGATTAAGAAGGGTGTCTTTGAGAATCTTGAATACCCTTGGTTTGCTCCTAAGATGCAAGTCTTTGAATCTGGTGCAGTTCAGGATATGTGTGGCGAAGATGTCTCATTCTGTCTTGATGCCATTGATAAAGGATATGAAATCTGGTGCGACCCTCGGATTCGTGTGGGGCATGAGAAAACTCGTATTATCTGATGAAGACCTATAACGTACTTTATAAAGGGCGTAAAATTTATATGAATCTCAGTATAGAAGAATGTACTGAGATTCTTCAAGACTTCGCAGAGCGTTTCTACTCGGGTGAAGATACAAATCCAAATTACATTGAAATGGAGGAAATTTAAATGGCTAAAAGTGGTGGTTCTAATAAAACCTTATTTGAGTCCGGAGCACCGAAGAAGACTCGCCAAGGACGTTCTTCTCGTACATTATTAAGCGCAACCTCTCGTAATGGACGTAAGAAGAAATATCGCGGACAAGGTAAAGGGTAATAAAATATGTACCAATTTAGACGTTAATAGTGAATGGAATTCAATTCACAGTGACGACTTATGGATCTATAATAAATTACAACTTAGTCGGGTTTTAGGATATACATGTGGTCCAGTTGGAGTCACTGTTCCTAAACCCGATTTTTATGTTGTAAGGCCATCGATTAACTTTCTTGGAATGGGAAGATTTGCAGAAATCAAATGGATAAAAGAGAGTACTGAAGATCTTTATCCATCAGACTTTTGGTGTGAGGTATTTAAAGGTGAACATCTAAGTGTTGATTTTTATAAGCAAGAATCTAAATTAGTGGTTAGAGGACTTAGAGATATTGATGCACCACTTTACAAGTGGAAAAAATGGGAAAAAGTGAATAAAAAAGTTGAATTTCCTTTAATTTTAAAGAAATTGAAAGGAAATTATGATTGGGTTAATTGTGAATTTATTAATGGTAACTTAATTGAAGTTCATATAAGACAAAATTCAGATTTTAGGTACAATAATAATGTTGCTATTCCTATATGGGAAGATGAGTGTATAGAGAGTAATAACTATATAAAGGTAAAGGATTCTGATTACAAAAGAGAAGGATTTTATATTGATAACGGGATAGAAACCCCGTAAAAAGTTCTGATTTATTAAATCAGGAGCAAAAATGACTAAACAAATCGATAAAGATCAAAACTTTATGAAAAATCAGTGGGGAACTGAATTTTTAGCATCAGAATATGGTTGGGAAGAAAAAATAGAGAAGCAGAAAATGCTTCGTGAAATCTCAAATGATGAATTGACACCAAAAAAACATGATTTTGCAATTCAAAATGAACTTCATGCAAAAATTCGCAATGATGTTGATTATGATGATTGGGAATATGGTACGGAACCTCTTTACGAATCAAAAAATCCTTAATAAATAAGATAGAATTATAATATTTCATGCCTCTCGAAAGAGTAAGTCAAGGATTTAAAGACATTAGCATGACTTTTCAGAGCAATCCTCTGACAAGTGATTTAATTGCACTTAAAAATGAAAATGCGATTGCTCGTTCTATTCGAAATATTGTATTTACTCTTCCTGGTGAAAAATTTTTTAACCCAAATTTTGGATCAAAAGTATCAAAAATTCTTTTTGAAAATGTTGATGAAA